ACGAACGCGAAGTGATACGCGTCGACGAGGGGCTCGTCGACGAGTACATTGCCACATTCGGCCCGGATAAGGCCGCCCGCCTGTCGCAATGCTGGGCCGAACAAGATTTCGACCTTCGTGATTACAATACAAAGCAGGTGTTCGCTAAGACGGAAGTCCTGGTCAAGGAGCATGGCGCGCCGCCGCGCGTCATCTATCAAGGCACTGACCTCTATAACCTTCTCTTCGGCGTTGTGGTGTATTCACTGCAGAAGCGTATGAAGGAGGAGCTATCGCTTACCAACCCTCTCAACGTGGGCAATCGCATTGTCTACGCGTGTGGTATGCGTTCAGAGGAGCTCGGCGCCGTTATTGATCTATCGGCCGGGACTGCGATCGAGAGCGATATGTCGGCGAATGACGCAACCCAAGCTAAGTGGATGCGGAAGTATGAGGCAATGTTCTATCGGAAGCTCGGGGCGCCCGATTGGTTCGTTCGGGGATTTGCGCGCAACACTAAGGTTAGCGTGTGGACCCGCTATGGGATCGCTGCTCTCGTGGAAGGGCAGCGGTGGTCAGGCGAGGTCACCACTACATCTGGCAACAGCTACGTCAACGCGTGCCAGGTGAGCGCGTTCCTCACCGAACTGTCGGTCGACACCTCGACCAATCTGATATACGGCGACGACCATCTAGCTTTTGTCGACGGAACGGTGCCCGATGACGCCGTCGACAAAGTACAGGAGGTGATCGCGGAGAGCGGGATGCGCGGGAAACCAGTCGTGCATGCGTCGCGCGAGAACGCCACGTTCTTGCGCAAGCGTTTTGTCCGCGATCGCGCTGGGAAGCACGTCGCCGTGCCACAATTCGGACGGGTGCTGGCCAAAATCAATGTCCGTGGGAACTTCAACACCACGGTCAATGATCGAGACTACATGAGCGGCAAATATTTATCTGCCGCCTACGAGCACAGGCACCTGCCACATATTCCTGAACGTCTGCTGGAAACAGCTCAGACACTGAGCGTCAAGCCGTACATGGACACACGTAATGCGGCCATGTCGCACGGGTTGACTTTCGAACAGATGGTGTCCGCTATCAAGACATGCCGCAAGCTTGATCTTGAGGGTGCTGACTCCTTCACGTCGCGCGTGTACGGTGTCGCCTATGATGAAGTCGTAAAAGAGTATTACGATTTCTCTGAAAGTGCTCTACAGTGGGCGGATCAGTGGACCACTGTGGACAAGAAGGCGCGAGTGCGTACGAAGGACGGCAACAGGGCTCCTGCCTGGCGGTCTACCACCGCCCTGCGGGCACTTACGAAAGTTGATTGCTAAAGCAACGGAGACTGGGTGAGGTTTTCTGGCGGCACGGCGCCTTTCCTCAC